TTATTGTATGGTCTTCGTTGCGGCGAGACGACCATACAGCGCCACCAGTCCGCCAATACCGCCGATCACGGTGACAAGCCCTTCCGCCAGCTCGTTTTCCATCCCGCCCGGCATGTTCATTCCCGCCACCTGAAGCAGCGGAGCAAATACCGCAATCAAAGCACCCCACACGGTTTTAGACTGGTACCAGGCCTTCATGCTGTCCATGGCAGTTCCTTTCCTTTGTTGATGATGGATGTCAGAGATGCAAAATCGCCCGCGCGGCGATGCCCAGCGGCACCGAACGGCCAAGCTGGGAAATGCGAACCGACAGCGTCGATTGCGCAGACCCGAAATCAATGAGCTCATCGCTCGCCGGATACAGCCAGAAGGGTGCCGTCACATCGCTTGTCCGACGCAGCGTCTCGCCGTCCAGCACCTCGATGCGGTAACCTTCCTCGGTTTCATCAAGCGGAATGTCGCTGGCATCCCAGCCGTCCGCGTCGATACGCCCGCGACGCACCCAGCGCAGTTGCACACCACCGGCCATGCGCTCAGCGCGAATATGCACCGGAGAAAGCGGCGTCTCGGCACGCATTCCGCCCGCAAATGAGAAGGGGCCGACAGGGCTTGACGCGCCCGCGGCTTCCACGATCCAGTTCAGTTGTAAACCGCGCTCCTGCGAAGCAAGCCCCAATGAAACCACCGCCGCATCCAGCATAACGACGTCTGAGCCGATGGTAGCACCCGCCAGCATCGCATCCTCCGTCCCGGCCAGCCCGCGCAGCAGCTTCGTCAGCCGCCATCTTCCCGGCGCGCGCTCTTCAGCATTGGCGAAGGCTGCAATCTCCCAGCCGCCATTGCCAGCCCTAATGGCCAGGCGATTTCCGCCGTTCAAAACAGCAAGCGGCGCCATGGACGCCAGATCGCCATAGGGCAGATCGATCTCGATTGCGCCCGCATGGTCAAACCGCCCGGTAACGCCCGGCGACAGCGCCGAAACCAGCGTGCCGATCCTGCCCGGTTGTTCCAGCACGGCACGCGCCTGATAGCCTTCGGTCCCGGCGGATGCCGACACCGCCATCCTGCGCCATGGACGTGCATAAGCCGCCACCCGCGCAAAACTCTCCGCAGCACCGCCATCGTAATGGGGCAGATCCATCAGCAAAATATCCGGGTCGAAGCCCTGAGAGGCCGTGCCGGGGCCGTTGCGTGGCGTCTCGATGGTCTCCACGACGCCACCACCGCTTGCGGCAGAAAACTCCCTTGCCTCAATCCGCCTTATATCGCCGTCCTCGATCCGGCTGACCAGAAACCGCCCCACCGGACCATTGGCCAGTTCGACGCAGTCGCCGGGTTCCAGCTCGATATCATGCGGCGAAAGCGCAAAGCTCACCGAACGTCGTGCCAGCCGGTTGTCGCGCAACAGTGCCTCCACAGCGCCCTGCGCCGTTTCCTGCGGCACGATGGCCGTCAGATCGTAGCGTAGCAGCCGGTTTCCAGCGTTCTCGATCCGGCGGGAGCGCACGCTCGCCTGCTCATAATCCAGTGACGGGTTGAACGAGGTCAGCACCGCTTCGGCGGCAAAATCGCTCTCATGCCCACGGCTTTCGGACCACAGCGGCTCGTCCTCAATATCCGCATAGACCGAGATGACACGCGATGGCGCTGACACCTTCCCGCGGGACCGGAACCGCAACACCGCGCCGTCCTCGTTCACATCCATCTGAAATGCCTCCAGAAGCGGCTCCAGCAGATTGCGCGCCGAGGTGAGATCGCCCTGAACATAGCCCGTCAGATCGCCCGTCACGGCGGAAACGTCGAAGCCATGGAACCCGTGCTCTGTCAGCACGGCGGCGATCAGGTCGGCCAGCGTCGTTGCACCCATCCTGCCGTTCAGCCAGTGGCCTGTGCGCCAGTTTGCGCCGTCGCTCCATGTGTCCGCATGCTGCGGAAAGGCGGGGTATGGCCACGCATCCCATGTCCACACGAAAATCTTCGCCGGATCGACCATGCCCGTAGCGTCACCGGACCAGTGGCCGTGATGCGCCTCCAGAAACCGCCTCTGCTGGCTGTCGGAGCGTGCCCGGCTGGAAAAATAAGGATAGGCGCTTTCCGCCGATTTCGGGTCCACGAAAGTATTGGGCCTGGTCGCACCCTTGTCGATGGCCGGGCATCCCACCTCTGTAAACCAGATTGGCTTGCCCCCCGGCACCCACGCGGTCGGTGTGGTGCTCTCGGCCCCGCCCACGCGGTTGTAGTGCCGGTTCTGCCACCAGCCCGCCAGATCCTTGTAGCGAAACACCCAGGGTTTCCCCGCCAGCCCGTCGGCAATGATGGACCGCTGGCGGCTGGCTCGCGCCGCATCGCTGGCATAATACCAATCGAACCCCTCGCCCGCCGTGATCTGCCGCGTGAACCCGGCAACATCATCGGCACTGTCGAACCCATCCGGGTTGCCGCCACGTAAATCCTCATCCCGCCAGTCGGAGAGTGGCATGTAATTGTCGATACCGATGGCATCGATATGCGGGCTGGCCCAGAGCGGATCGAGGTTGAAGAATACGTCGCCCGATCCATCCTGCGCATGGAAACCGAAATATTCGCTCCAGTCCGCGCCATAGGTCAGCTTGGTCGCCGCCCCCACAATGGCGCGCACATCGCCCGCCAGCCGCACCAGCTCTTCCACGAAAGGAAAGCTATCGGCCTGATCCCGCAACGCCGTCAGCCCGCGCAGTTCCGAGCCGATCAGAAACGCATCCACCCCGCCCGCCTGTTGCGCCAGCTGGGCATAGTGCAGCACCATGCGACGATAGCCCTCTGCCCGGTTGCAGAACGTCGAAACCTGCGCCCGTGCCGCTGCCGTCCTGTCGGCAGAACCTGTGCGCCCCGGTGCGGGGTGGCAGGTTATCCGCCCGCGCCAGCCATAGGCATCCTGTTCGCCCTTGCCATAGGGGTCGGGCAGACCATTGCCCGCAGGCACGTCCATCATCAAAAACGGATAGAGACACACCTTCAGCCCGCGTGCCTTCAGATCAGCAATGGCCTGTAACACGCTGTTATCACTCGGCGTCCCGCCATAGGCAGGTCCGCTTTCGCCTCGGCTCACAAGATGCGCCTGCGCACGGTCCAGACCGGCAACCGACCAGGCCACGCTTTCGCGGTCACGGCTCGCCACCTCCACACCTGGCAGAAGGCGGCATTCGCCCGCGCGCATATCGGTGCCGAACCACGTCACCACCAGCGCCACGCTGTCGAGATTCGGGCAAAGCGCCGTCAACTCGTCGATAGAGGCCTGCCAGTCGGTGGAAGCCGTCAGCATGTTGCGGTTCATCACCCGGCTTTCGCCAGCACCGGCGCGCTCGGAAACCGCAACCGTCGCATAGCCGTGCTCGGTCGACCCTGGTATCACCGTCACGGCCCTTATCTGATTTTCCAGCGCGCCGATGGGCCTGACCACCTCGAACTGCAACAGTGGAATACGGTTGCCGAAAGCGTCCAGCGGCAGGCGTTCGAACACCGCATAGGCCAGCCCGCGATAGGCAGGCGCATTGCCCGCCCCCTGACGCGCCTCGATCAGCGGATCGGGCAATTGCCTGTCGCTGCCCGTGTAGACCCGCATCTCGATGCCGGTCAGGTCCAGCTCCTGCCCATCCGCCCACACCCGCCGCACCATGGCGATCTCGCCTTCGCACAGCCCTATGGCCAGATTGGCGAAATACTGAAACGTCTCCACCTTCGTTCCACCACCGCCCGAACCCTTGCCACCCTGCCGCTCCACCGTCACGCTTTCCTCAAAGCGCGTCGCCCAGATCAGCGTGCCGCCAATGCGCGCCGTGCCATAGACCCGATTGATCGAAGCACCCTCATCGGCACCCGGAATGCGCGCCGTCGAAAGCCGCGCTCCCGTCACGGTCCGTGTCGGAGACAACAGCGCCTGATCCACCATACTGCCAGCCAGCGCACCCGCCGCCCTGCCAAGTATCGTACCCACCGGCCCGAAAACGCTGCCAAGTGCCGCTCCCGCCGCCTGAAAAACAAGGGTCGCCATATGTCTCTCTTTTTATGAATGACTATCGTGGACTGAAAGAGTGCGGCTTCAGCCTCACATCACCGGAAACCGAAATACGCCCGCAACACGTCTGCGCCAGGATGGCACCAGCGCGGAGCGCAGCACCGCCGCCTGCTCATAAGCGTGAATGAAATGATCTGGCCCAGCCAGAATGCCGACATGCTTGGCCGCACAATCAGGCCGCCAGCGAAACATCAGCATGTCGCCGCGCAACGCATCGCTTATCGATACCACCGGAGCAAAGTGTCGCTCCGCCGCTCGCATCAGCCTGTCCTCACCGCCGCGCTCGGCCCAATCCGGTGCATAGGGCGGCGGCAGTTCCGGCTCGGTGCCGTAAAGCTCGCGCCAGATGCCGCGCACCAACCCCAGACAATCGCATCCCACACCCTTCATGGAGGCCTGATGCCGGTAGGGTGTGCCGATCCAGCCTTCCGCCGCCGCCAGCACCGCATCACCAACCCCGCTCATGGAAACAGCGCCTTGCCGTCATGGACAGAACTGCCGCTGACATAGGAATACGCAAAATCGCTGCCCGGCACATGCGGAAACCCTCGGAAATTCAGGTGGTTCGCAAATTTCGCCTTGCAGGTGCCGAAAGCCTTGTCGCACCCTGCCGTCACGGTGAAGGCATCTCCCGCCTTTGGCGCCACATCCAGCGGCAACCAGAAACCCAGCATCGCAACACCATCACGCAGCGAATGGCTATCCAGATCGAAGCTCTTGGCCGAATTGGCCCCACTCGTGAATGTCAGTTTGCCTTGCCGGAAGAAACCATCGGCGAAAGCTGAGAGGCCCGACACTACCATTCGCCCCGTCTGATCCATGGAAACAACCGTACCGCTGCCGCGAAACGCGGTCAGGTTCACACCGCATCTGGCATCCCCCAGCGCCGCATCGCATCGGCGTCCATAGACCCGTCCCTGCGGCTGGCTCAGCCGGTGCGCGAAACTGCGCAACTCGGCGCGAAACGCCCCGCCTGCCCGCGTCACCTCACCAATCTCGCGCATTTTCAAAAGCACATGCTGCTCTGGCCTTTGCCAGTTCACCAGAAACAGTTCCACGCTTGCGCCGTCATAGCGCCCCGCCGCCAGATCGGCCTCATCAACCGCCTCACTGGAAAAACCGCCCGCCACCTCCCCGCTGCTGGCAGCCAGACCCGTTTCGCTGTCACTTTCGCTTGCCTGAAAACCGCTGGCCGCCAGATAGGTCACACCACCGAATGTCAGCGGCTCGTCATGCTCGGTAAAACCCAGCACCGTGCCATCGCGCAAGGCAACCTTCCAGCAATGACAGATCGTCGTCGCCTCGCCCGCCAAGTGCGCGGCAAGGTCTGTCGGAATGGTCTTCATGGCAAGATCTCCACCACTGGAATGGACGGAATACGCCCCGCCTCGAAGGCGCTGAGGCTCACATCGATGCGGTCGATATCGAACCGCACCGGCACATCGAATTCGAAACCCGCCCGCACCGCAGCCCCCGCCGCCGGGATGGACCCCGCCGCAAATGTCACCACGCCAGTTGCATGATCGACACTGAAACTGGCAGCGCTTGAGGTCACGCCATTGACGGAAAGCTTCACCGTTCCCACCACCGGCTTGGCAATCGTGCGCGTCCACTCGCCGCCGGTGTCGGCGTAGGTTTTCGTCAGTTGAAACCGCGCCGTGGCGCCATCCCCGGTGCCGATCCGCTGATCACCATCACCCACCGCCTGCAACGGCCCGGCAGACTTGAAATCGACGGGATCGCGAAAGCGGAACCCGTAAAGCTGCCCACCCCGCGCCTCGAAAAACTCCAGCACCGCATAAAGATCAGCAATGGATCTAACCCCGGACCCGGCATCATAAGCCCGCCGCGAATTGCGCCAGCGCTGGTTCCGGTTCTCGCGCCCATTGGAAAGATTGACAATATCCGTCCTGCGCACCGGCCCCCCACTGGTCCCCAGCGCCAACCGCAACGGAAACCGCACCTCATGAAATGCTGCCATGATTTTGATAGTCCTGAATTTAATGAGAATTTTGGGTGGGAAGGTCGCAGCTGGCTTCTTCCAGCGGTTGGGTGCTGAGTTTGGGGCAAAGCACCCCCCTCTGCCCTGTCAGGCATCTCCCCCTCAAGGGGGGAGATCGACTCGTGGTGATCGCTCGGCCATCTTTAACGTTGCAGGTGAAGCGAGCGTTTGCGTCTTGCCGATCTCCCCCTTGAGGGGGAGATGCCCGGCAGGGCAGAGGGGGGTGAGCTACAGGTTCAACGCTAAACGCCAAAAGCAAAAAGCCACAAACTCCACCCTCACAACCCCCGCTGCCCCCGCCCCACACTCCGCGCCAGCATCGCCGAAATCTGCCCCTCGCTCCGACGAAAGCTCGCCGCATCGCTCGCCGTCACATTGAACACGATCTGGGTGCCACCACCGCCGCCCGCCGCCACGCCGAGCGAACCATCCGCCCCACGTTTCAGCGGCAGAATGGCCTCCGATCCCGCCTCACCCATCAGCCCCGTATCGCCGCCCATGGGAAAAAACGTCGGACTGGAGACCACACCACCATCGGCAAACGGCGTCACCCGCCCCGGCACGCCGCCATTGGCAAAGGCAAACAGCGAACCGGCCCCGGAAGCCAAATTGCCCGCCGCGCTCGAGAGCATATTCTCCAGAGGCTTCAACCCCGCCGAAAGCGCAATGCCGGACAGCCGCGTTCCAAGCCCGCGCAACACCTCATCCAACCCCTTGCCCCCACTCGTCGCCCCCTGCAAAGCCGAGGTCAGCGCCACCCCAAACCGCTGCGACCGCCGCTCCAGATCCCCCATCACATCGCTCAGTGCAGTCGCGTCGTCCAGCTGCTGAGAAATCGGATTATCGTCGGCCATGGGTGTTGTCTTTCTGATTCAAGGTGGGGAGTTAGCTGTTTGAATGTGCTTGCTCTTTTCGAATTGGACTGCTGAATGTGCGGCTTACCCCCCTCTGCCCTGCCGGACATCTCCCCCTCAGGTGGGGAGATCGGCTGGGCGCGTCGACACCACTTCAATCTAAACATTAAAGTTGGCCGAAACGCCGCCACGAGTCGATCTCCCCCCTTGAGGGGGAGATGCCCGGCAGGGCAGAGGGGGGTAAGCCGCAAATTCAACGCCCACGCGCACCTCACCCATCCGGAAACGCCCGCATCAACCGCTCCATCGCGCCTCGCTCAAGGCCTGCAGGCACCGCCCGCATCCCGCCCGTCATCGCAAAGAACTCAACTGGCGTCAGCGCCCAGAATGTTTGTGGAGGAAGCCGCAGCAGGCTTAGTCCGGCATGCATCACCTGGCCCCAGGGAAATGGGCGGGTGGCATGGCCAGGGGCTGTGCCTGCTGCGGCCATCAAGGGTCCGGCAGGTTGCCCTGCGGTCCCTGTGCGCCGGTTCCGGCAAAGGTCGCGGTCAGGAGGTCTCCCACGATCCGTGCATAACCGGCAATGCCACCTTCCACGCTGATTGAGGCAACATCGTCGTCGGAAAACACGTTGCCTGCACCGCGAAGCCCCGCCCCGATCACGCGGATCAGGTCGGCGGATTTCATGCGTCCGGTGGCGAAGCGCTCGGCAAGTCCCGTCAGGTCATCGGCGGCAAAGGCGGTTTCCAGCTCCGCCAGCGCTCCCAGCGTCAGGCACAGAATGCGGCGCTCGCCATCGATTTCGGCCTCGATTTCACCCCGTCGGCGGTTTGCCCGCCCGCAAGTCAAGCCGCGCGGCATCACAGCACCGCAAAGCTGATGGAACCGGCGGATTCCAGCGCGATTTCGAACTGCACCTCGCCATCGTGGCGCCCGGAATATTCGAGCGCCGTGATCTGGAAAAGTCCGCTCACCGTGCCGAAATCGGGGATCACGATCTGCCAGGCGGGAATGGTCCCGGCAAAGAAGCTGGTGCGCACCAGCGCGTCGCTGGACACATCCTTGAAGATGCCCGCCCCCGTCAGCGCCGCCCGCTGAATGCCCGCCCCGCCGAGCAACTCGCGCCAGCGGCCTGCGCTCTCGGAATCGGTAATGTCCACCGTCTCGGCATTGAAGGCCAGCCGCTTCGTGCGCAGCCCGGCCACGGTCACATAGGTGCCCGCATTGTTGATCTTCAGCAGCAGGTCTTTGCCCTTCTGCGCCACCATGGTGTGGTCCTTTCCCAATGTCTGAAATTGTAGATGAGGGGCCTCAGCCCTACTCCGTCACCGCCCGAAACTGCATCTCGGCCACGAAATTGCGCGTCTTCGCTTCGCGGCGCGAGCGGGTGGAGCGGTGTTGCAAGTTCACCAGCACAATCCCGCCTTCCAGCGGCAGCGCCGCATCGTCAAGCAATGCCACCACGCGGGCCGCAATCTCCTGCGCCCTTCGCCTGCCGCCCGCCTCGGCCCATGCTTCCAGCGTCAGAAAATGTTCCTCGGCCTTTTCCGTGGATGTCGAATAGTCACGGCTTTCGAGATCGCCGATCACCAGACAGGGCAGCACAGGCCGCGCCAGCAGCCGGTCGATAATGCCGCCCACGCCGGTTAGCGAGGCCAGCGCCGCATCCGCCGCAAGCCGCGTCTGGATCGCCCGCAGAAGCGCATTCGCCGCACTCATCGGCTTTCCTCCTCGCAACGGCACACGATGAAGCGGCCCGTTTCATCCGGGTCGCCCACCGCCTTGATGGCAAACACCCGCGCCCCTTTTCGAAACCGCATACCTGCGGAAATATCGGTGCGAAACCCCAGCCAGATGCGGTGCGTCACCACCACCCCATCTGCCGAGCCGCGCTCGAAGGTACTGTTGGACACCGGCTCGATGCAGGCCCAGAGCGAGCGCAGCAGGGTCCACCCCGGCACCACGCCGCCCTGCCCGTCGCCCACGTCTGAAGGCGCCTCCAGATCCAGCCGCGCCGTCAGCTGACCGGGGTCTAGGAATGTCAGGTTCATGGCTCACAGTCCCCGGCGGCAGAAGGGCGCAATCAGCCGCTCGTAACCGGCAGGCACGCCCGCAGGCTGGTCGGCAGCAGACACCACGCCGCGAAACGCAAACATATGCGCCACATGGATCAGCATCGCCCGTTTCAACGTGTCCGGCACATCGGCGCCGCTTTCGCCAAAACCGGCGGTGAAGTCGATTTCGATGCCGTTCATCGCTCGCGATGGCGCTGGCGGATTGCGCAGCCACAGCCGCGCCGGACGTGCTTCGCCGTCCAGCAGACGGTCGATGTTGGACAGATCGGATGGCTGACCGTCACCATCGAAAAGCTGAATCCTTTCGATGGCTTGCACCGGTCCCCTGGCAATCTGAATCACGCCGTCTTCAGGCCATACATCAAGATAAAGCCGCCAGCTTTGGGTGATGAGGCAAAGCCCGGTCTGGCGTTCCAGGTAATCGCGGGCGGCCTGCACCAGCGTGATCAGCAACGCATCTTCCTCGCTGCCATCCAGACGCATATGCGCCTTCACCTCGGCAAGCGTCAGCGGCTCCGCAGCAGGCGGAGTGGTCTGGGCATAGGTCATGGGGTCTCCGGGAATTTTGGGGGATCACTCGCCGTCACCCCCTCCTCCGTCATCCCGCACTTGATGCGGGATCCAGCAGCCGTGCGTCTGCACGGCGGAAGGACTCTTTAAAACATAAAGAGTTTCTCGCGGCGCAGACGCGCCGCTGCTGGATCCCGGCTCAAAGCCGGGATGACGGATGAGAGGTTAGTGCACAACAACCGTCAACTGGCCGCAAACTTCACCAGCTTGATCGCCTCGAAATTCTGCACCCCGCCGCCCACACGCTTGGTGGTGTAGAACAGCACATAGGGCTTGGCAGAATATGGGTCGCGCAAGATTCGAATGCCGGTGCGGTCCACCACCAGATAACCGGCGCGGAAGTCACCGAAGGCGATGGCGAAGCTATTGGCCGCCACATCCGGCATGTCCTCGGCCTCGGTCACCGAAAAACCCATCAGCGATGCGGGCTGGCCAGCTGCGGAAGGCGGTTGCCACAGATAATTGCCGTTCACATCCTTGAAGCGGCGAAGGTTCGCCTGCGTCTTGCGGTTCATCAGGAAGGTGCCGTTCTGGCGATGCCCCGCCTTCAGCGCATAGACCGTGTCCAGCAGCACATCCATCGGCCCGGCATTTGCAAAATTGCCCGCCGCACCCGATGCCACATAGCCGATATTGCCCCAGCTCCAGCTGCCATTGGCAACGGTGGTGTAGGATAGGAAACCCTTCGGCTTGTTCACGCCATCACCGGAAACGAAGGCCGTTCCCTCTTGCTCGGCAAAGGCGATGTCCACCTCCGCCGCAATCCAGGCCTCGATGTCGACAGCCGCATCGTCCAGCAGCGCCTGTGTGGCGGCGGGCATGGCGTAAAGCTCCATGGTGGGGAAGGTCAGCTCGGAAAGCTGCGGCGTGTTGGTCTGCGGGCGCGCCGCCGTCTCGGCCTCTGCCCCGCCACATAAGTGTGGACTCACTACCACTAAAGGCGGATTCTGACACCATAAGTCCGGATTCGGCAGGGTAAATTCTAGTGAATATACTCCACCAGGTACTCGCCGAGTCTTGCCATAGAATTGTTGACATAATTGTTGACATGGAATTGGCGTGTTCGTGGCAAATCTCGCCGAATAGAGGGCGTAGGACTATTTTTCCTCATGGTTAATATTTTGTTTTTTTAGTTATTTCGCGGCACGCCTTGGCTCCATCTTATGTATAGCGCATCGGAATTAGCATTCTGCGCTGCGTACACGCTGAATAGTGAAAATATTGCCAAAAATTTTAATTGTATTTTTAGAACAGATTTCTTCAAAAGCAAAAATGACGTGTTTATGCTTGGAAAACCCTGTTTTGCAGCTTTGGGTCAACCATGTCAGCCGTTCCAGCGTCGATTCTTTTAGAGCGCAAAGTCAGGCGTTGAGCCATTGAATCCTCCAAGGCGACGAGGGAACCGACATTCGCCAAGGATACGCGCTCGAGTCCCTCGACCCGAGCCAGTCGTGCGTGCCGACATCCGAGAATCCGTCTGTCAACAAACACGACTGGCGTGTCGCCCTAACGGATCGCGCGCCGACTGCGGCGAACAGACTACGCCTTCACCGAGATCTCCCTTGTCCACTGCTTGCCGAATGCGATACACATCGCGGATGTGGAGTTTTCGGACACTCGGCGGCCTGTCGAAGGTCAGCAACGAGACTTTCACGGGCTGGGGGTTTTCGATGAATTCCTTGATCGCCTCAAACAGATCGGCCGGGAAAAAGATGCGGAGCGGATTATTCTCGTTGTTGCCTATCCTCCGCTTCAT